CCTCTACGATTGCTTCAGCTTTCACTTCAGCTTCTTCCTCAGCCTTTGTATCGGTTGAGATTCCTTCAACTTCATCAGCATTTTTTACTGAGAAGAATTTCTTTGCCTTTGATATTAGACCTTCTTGTCCATCTTCAAAGTTCTTGATAGCGTCTATAACGAATGACTCGTCATATTCAACTTCTCCTACTTTAATCATAGCACTCTCCTTTGTGTTTTCAATTGTTGCTTCTTCTTTTACATCTTCAACATCAGATGATTCTTTTACTTTCATATCTTCTCCTTCAATAAATGAACCATCAAAACAATCGTCATCACTATTTAGAATAGTAGCATCTTGGTATCTTGGGTTCTTTGTTAATGTTAGCTCTTTCCAATCAATTTTTAATCCTTCAACAATATCATAAGCATTGCTGGTCTTGTAACCACCAAAATTAGTAGAGTTTAAGACACTCTGCATATTCTCGTCAGTAATTATTAAGTCAGCATTATACCAACCGTCTTCTCCAGCGAATACATTTGAAACATAACCGAATACTTTATCGTCGTTATGCTCTAAGTGAACTGGTAATCCTATTGCGTTCTTTATTGATTTAGCTAAGACATCTTCAGATAAATGATACAACTTATCTTTTACACCAAAGAATCCTGCCTTTGCAAATCTTACTGTTTTTCTTAATGCTCTCATAGGCACGTCAATACATCTGCAATTACTATTCCAATGTATACATCCCTTGTATTTTACTAACAACGTATGGTTCTTTTCAACCTCTACATCATAAACAAAGTCATTGTATTCTTTCTCCACTATATCACAACTTGATAATAATGCAAATCGGCGCTTCATTTCGTTAATATAATACATATCATGGTTAATAATATATGTTCCATTTTTAAACTTTTGTTCTTTTCCTTTGATGTCTTGTTTCACACAAGATACACCCATACCAGCCTTTATTACACAATAACACAGGTCATCAGCCATTGACTTTGATGATGTCCAGTATTTGTTATATGCTCTTAATGTTTTATCAAACGCCTTACTATAAACATCATGAGCCATAGTGCCATCGCCTAAAGCATAAGCATCTAAGAACACTCTCAAATCATCTTTAGATAACTCTTTTAGTTCGTCTGGTATGTATTTTTCAAAAGACTTTCCAAACTTGCCTAAGTAATCTTTTAGTTCATTGTTAAATATCCAGATTGCATCTTTACCTAATCTTGGATTAAACCATTTAAGATCATCGAACATCTCTAATCTATATTTCTCTTGAGATATTTTAATGCCATTTCTATTTTTTCTATTATCAACATTACCCTCAGAAAGATAATACCCCATCAATAAACAATAATCTCTAGTTGGTATTTTCATTTTTCCTATTTTGATATACTTAGGACTTGCAGAACTATTCTCACAAGATTTATAAAACTTAGATGAATATTTAAGATTGTCTATGCCATGAGTGAATGTTGGCTCTAAGGTCACTCCAGCTTTACCCCTATCAACACGATTATATGTAAAGAACGTGTGTTTTGCATCAACCGAAAGCCTAAAATGCTGGCTAGTTATATCAAATATAGTTTCAACCCTTTTCTTAATAAAGTTAGTAATCACACTATATTCTGTTTCTTTCGTATCAGGGTTTAGAGTCAAAGGTTCATCGTCAGCTTTGAGTTCATCAAACCTTACAAATCCTCTTTTAGTATAAACTTCTGTTTCCATATTATAACACCCGTAATCTTGTGTCGGCAATAACTGTCTGCCATCTACTATCGGTGGGTTGTTGTATTCAAAAGTCAATCCGTGTAATACTGCGTGCGACTCTCTAACCACATCATCTCCCTCTTGCCAAACCACCAAAGTAAAAACAAGCATCATCTGCAATCTGTTTAGCTCTTCTTTTTAGTTGAGCCCTCTTTATCTCCAACACATCTTCTATCTCTTTATTACTTTTAGCACTATTTAGCTTTTTTGTCAAATTGAGCAATAATAGAGTCGCATAACTACTCACTGAGCTGTCTATGGATTCTGTCATAGCTTCTGGAACTTGGTCGTCTGTAGAGAATGTTTTAACTCCCAATACTTGACGAGCTTTATCCTCTATTTTATCTATAACTCCCTCGACTTTTTCTTTGTCAATTCCCATACTAATCGTTTCAAACTTCTTCAGGAAGTCTAGCGACATCTCTTTTCGCTTTTTGAACGCTTCTTCCTTTTTGGCTAAGAATAACATTATCGGAACATCGGTTATTATGTAACCTCGCTTGTATTCCTGCTTCTTCTTTTGTAGATATTGAACCGACTTAACACTCATTCTTCCTTTTAGCTTACCGTCAACGAATCTTATCTTACCAGCCTCCCAGTCGTCATTTAACGGATTCTTAACATCAGCATATCCCATCATCATCAAAGGCACAAACAGAGTTTCAGAAACAGACTCATCTATCTCCGAACTAATATCTCTGACATCTTTCTTTGTTGGTATGGGCAGAATCATATAAGGTCGTGTCTTTCTAATTTGTCTTTAAGTTCTTTGTCGGTTATCAATTCAGCCTCGTGAAGTGCCATAAAACGCTCGAACTTCATCTTATTGATTTCTTCTTGCTCTTTGGGTTTGATTTCTCTTAATGGTCTAAACTTAAACTGAAGGTTTTTCGGCAATACTTTTAACTCGGACGCACATTGAATTTCTAGTATCTCTTGGATTAGTGGTCGCATTTTAGGACGAACCGTTGAGTTAATCATATCGTTATAGTTGTCAATACTTCCGTCATCATTGCTAAATCCTGCTGGAGCTGTTCCGTAATACTTTGTCTGGGGGATTCTAAGCCCTGCTGCAAGCCTTGTCATTATAACACTGATTGCTCCCTCATATCCTGATAATGTCGCCTGTGTCTGCTGGAAATCGTCCTTACCGTCAATGATTAGTGTTTTAATCTGCTTCTTCAATCTTGTCATAGATGTCATCACTTCAATAATGTTTGCGAACTTCCCAGCACTTAACGAACGGATTAACCCATCAACTTTTACAACATTGACCTTACCCTCTTCCATTAGCTCGTGAATTAAAGTCATACCTTTTTCGTATGAGTCAAAATCTTCAGCAACCTTCTCGTAAACAGATAGCCCCCAGCCTGATACAGCTTGTCTTGTGATTAGTGGAGCGATGTCCCCCATCATTATGTTGATTCTGGAGTTGTCAACTGGCTTACCATTTACTTGACCAGCTCCCTTTACCGTTTGAATCTTGTTTCTGTTTGAAGCATCTTTGATTGATAAGTCTAACGCAATCGCATTTTTTGAGAAAGCCACATCAATAAAGTCTTGAGTATAACCAGCCCTTGCTGGCAATCTCCAACGGTCAACAGCCATAAATGATACTGTCTGCCCAAGTTTCTCTTTGTTGAACGGTTCGTTTAACTTTTGATCACCTGATAATACAATCAGCCCGCCACCACCAAAGTGTCTAGCCCAATATGCTGTTTCTTTAACTGCAGGAGCTCCTTTGATTTTAAATATCTCTTCTAATCGCTTACAAGCTTCATCGTCCAAGTTATCGGCTGATATTTCAACACCGTCTTTTAGAGCGTCATCAACTGGTAGACAGATAAAAGTTCTAATCATTCCCTTTTTCTGCCAAGCATTAAGCAACAGAATCTCGTTCAGTGTTAGATATTCTGAGTTTGTTGATTGATAATAGCTGTTTGAAGTCCCTCTGTTAGTCGTGGAATCAACTGCTGCTGCTGTGAAATCGTTTAGCGATGAGTTTGATACCGTGTCTATATTTCTTTTCTTTGTCATTTTTAAACCGTCCTTTTTGTGCATAATAACCCTTTTTGTGTATTCTGTCAAATTTACTTCAATAATGTATCCCAGTCCCTGTAATCCTCTTTATAAATACAAAGCAACGAAGCACAAGAATCTGGTGCGTCATCGTGGGTAGCTTTTTCTGTGTAGTTTAGACATTGCTTAATGTAATCTGGGTCTGTTTCTTCAATCCAGTCTATCTCTCCCCAGCCCTCTTTTGCATAGAGCATTATCTTAACGTGCTTATTCCTTGATTCGTGATAATCCTCCACTAATGCCCCTAAGTCTTGGAACGCCTTAGCAACGAACCCTTTGTCTGCATTATCCTCAAAGTGCATCGTGCCACCCCTGAAACGGACGACATCTGCATAGACCTCTGATTTTATGTCATCTATATGGCTGTTCCAGAGTCTACCATAACCGATGAATCTATCTCCGACCTGCTTGAATATTGTTAGAGCTGTTGAATCCGAACCACTGAATCCTGCATCGACATGTACTATCCCGTCAAATATGTCATCACTGTCGCCTTTATGATAACAAGGCAGTCCAAACATTCCACCTAATAGAACTGGCTCTTGCTGATATTGTGCTGACCATCTTGGTTGGTTCTTCTGAAGCTCTATCAGTCTTTTTTCTGTGTATTGGTTAGGGAGTAAACAACGACCTAAATTATCGACCAAAGGTTTCTTCATTACATCATAATCCTCGTAGGTATCTAAGATGTATCCTGTTAAGTCCTCCATATGGAGTCTTTGCTGGTTGTTTAGCAGTGCGACATTACTGTCGTTTAATCGTGTTAGAATCGTCCCGTCAAAGTATTCGTGGGTTTTGTCCCTCATTACTTGCGACCAGACATCTGAGGGTTTATCTCCATCATCTACTATTATCATTCCCGAGAACTTGTCTGCCCCCCTGATACCTGCACCAAATCCAATGATACTTGACCCCATTGAACTAAACAAACAAGTCCCTCCTGCGGGTGTAGTCCACTTCTTAGCTGAGTATGTGTTCTTCTTACCCTTGCTCTTTTGAATTGCTATGTCTTTCCAGAAATCATCAACAGCCGATAGCTCTTCTTCTTCTTCCTTTACCTCTAGCGAATACATCGCAGAATAGTGAGGAGATTGAATTATACTGATAATCTTTAGGGATATGTCTGTTAGCAGTGGTTGTGAATATGAAGTATAAATAAAATTACATCTTGGATTGATTGCTAATGAGTATGCTATGAAGTATTGTCCCAGAGTCGTTTTAGCCGAACGGGGAGGAAGGTTAAGAATACCCCTCAATATGTTCCTGTCGTGGATATCTTCAAAAAACTGGAACAAGTCCTCGTGAATCTCTTCCACGATGAACTCTCTGCCCTCTAGTAATTTAAACATATATAAAAACCAAACCTCAAAGCCATAGCTAAGAAGTTTTTGCCCCAAATATACTGGAGAATCCTTCTTTTCGTCCTCTTTTGACATATTATTAGTAGTTTCAGTCATCTGACCTCCGAGCAAATTATACTTTCTTTTTCCTTTTTGGTATTTTCTTACCTATTACACCCTCGATATGATCCTCAACTCTGTCCTGTGTTTCATTATCCACATAAATAGTTTCTCGTTCCAACATCATCTTCTCTGGCTCTCCAAGCCCAAGAATAGTTATGCCCTCTTTGAGAGCTCCCAACTTTACATTGTCCTGCTTGGATTTCATAAGGTTGACTAACTGATACCCCATAAAACCTGTTTCTTTCATCAAAGCCCTTGAATCTTCGTTCTTTAAGCCCTTCATCTCGATATCAGTCATCAGCTCCATTGCTGCAGCAAGCTTCTGTTTGAAGTCCCGTTTAGCCCTGCGAGTCTTACCTGAGTTGATTCCACCTTTGCGACCAATTTCTTTTACTTCATCTTTGCTTCGCTCGCTCATTGGTATTAAATCCTTTTGTGCCATAAATCACTCCTTTGTTACATTATTAACCATTTATATATCCCTGTCAAGTCTATACACAAAAAGAACAAACTGCTAGTGAAGAAACTATACTGTTTTATCCTTAATGAATAGATACTTAGCAAGATATGTCCGATTGCAAAAAACACGAAAGCGAACTCGTAGTGTGGTATTTTAAGAGCCAACCAGCAACCAGCCATTATACACAAGCCAGTTGCTATCTTATCTATATATGTTATTTTCCTTTTCATTCAAACAACCCAACCATACATTTGCTAGCCCATACTGGAGCTTTTAATCCGAGTGTTTCTATTATTTGAGATGGATTAGCTACTATGTCTGACTTAGTCCATTCTTCTCCACCGTCTTTGGTTATAATCTTAACATCAGCATTACAAAGTTCTTTTCTTCCGATACAGCTTGATAAGTATACAAACACTTCTTTAGCATAAGGAGTTGTTGTCGCCACATCTCTTGCTACCGTGTTAGCCAAGATATTTAGAGTTACATCTGCTTTGCTAGGGTCTTTAGTCCAAGGGCTTCCTCCACCGATTGCTGAAGCTGTTGAGTAGAAGTCCACTGCAAGCTTACGACCTGTTATGCCACAATCTGCTATTGAGCTGTGCTGTATATATTCACCAGTCCCGTTGATAATAATTTCTTTTACGAATCTTTTGCCTAAGTAGTTGTAGACATAGCCTTTTATGTCCTCGATTGCAGCTTCTTTGCCTCTGTTGCACTCTTCTGTTAGTAAAGGTATGGCAACAACACATTTGTCTATCACAGACTCATCATCGCTTAGTGTTATTTGTGTTTTTATATCTAATCCAAGGACTGCATCGTTCTTTGCGATATTATACAATTCTTGTCCTAAACCTTTTGCTATCTCTAGCTCTAACGGAAGCCCTGAGCTTGTGTCGTTATTATAATATCCAACAAACACTCCTTGGTCACCCCAGCCATCTAGTCCTTGATTGATTTGAGCAGATTGCTGACCGATTAGGTTTATAACTTCTATCTTAGATGGTTCGATAGCTTTTTCTTCCCATACATTAGCATAATCTTGTGTGTATCCTATTTCTGCTAGAGCTTTTATTACGAAGGCTCTAAGAACACAATCCTCCCAACCAACTTTAGATTTTACTTCTCCCCCCAGAATTACGGTGTTATCTTTAATCATAACCTCGACTGCATACTTTGTGTCTGGGTCTTTATTTAGGTATTGGTCTAATATAAAACTTGAGATATAATCGGCTACTTTGTCTGGATGTCCTATTGACACATATTCTGCTGTTTTATTCATCGTCTTTTTCTCCTTCTTTAGTTAATAATTCTGCTGTTTCTCCTGTTAGTTCTTCCCATCGGTTTATTATAACCTGACAATAATGAGGGTCTAACTCCATCATATAACATTTACGATCTAGTTGTTCGCAAGCCATTAGAGTTGACCCTGAGCCTCCGAATAAGTCTAATAACGACTTTGCTTCTGGAGCATATTGTCCAATACTCCATTTTATAAGTTCTAATGGTTTTTGAGTTGGATGAACTCTTTTTTGACCGTGTTCGCTTGCCTTAACTAAGCCATTCCATAAGTGTCTAAATATCCTACAAGAAGAATGTCCATCTAAAACCCAAGCTAATTCACAATCTGAATTAGTATTTTTCATTTTATCTTCAACTCTCTTATCCCATATTAACCAGTTGTTGGTTTGGGGAAGGTTATGACAGTAATAATTAGCTCCAAACCAGACCTGTTTTTTTACATTTAACTCTTGAACTATGTTAAAAGCCATAACTGCATAATCAATAGAATCATCCTTAAATGACTTTAATTTCAATCCACCGTCCATTAAAGATGTTTTGCTTCCTCTGTTTGAATTATCGCCATCAAGGTTTATACCATAAGGAGGGTCAGTAAACACCATATCGGCCTTTTCTCCGTTCATCAATAGAGCAACTGTTCCTGCATCTGTAGAATCTCCACACATTAAACGATGATTACCTAGCTTATATATATCACCTTCTTTTACATTTACTTCCATTCCCTCTTCTTCAACAAATTCATCTTCTTCAACTTCGTCTTCTTCGGTGATTTCCTCGACTCCTCCAGATAATTCCTCGATTGACGACCCAATCTCTTCAAGTTGTGAATCTCTTAAATCATCAAGCCACGACCCGAAATGCAAGTTCTCTGCGATTGTTTGTTTTATGAATTGCTCTCTTGATAACTTTTTAGGAGGAACTGTTACTGTGATTTCCTCAATTCCGAAGTCCTTTAGCACTCTTATTCTTTGGTTTCCTGAAACTACCGTCAGGTCTGTGTCGGCTTTTAATCCACCAGTGAAGTCATTCTCTAAAATATGTTGCTTGAACTTCTGGTAGTCGCCCTCTGATATCTGTCTTGGATTCTCCACATTCGGTTGCAGGTCAGTAACTTTAACTGTCTTTGTTTCCCAAATTATCGGTTTGTCTTTACTCATAGTTTTCTCCTTATCTGAATCTAAATATAATGAATGAAAAAATATACACGCAAGCTAAAAATATCACCCAGCCTGCAAGGTATAATGCCCTCTTCATTACCACTTCCTCACAATTCTCCTGCTATAGTCATACACATTAAAATAAATATTAAAAACGATAGTGCTACTGTTTGTATTGTTGTCATCTTGTTTCCCTTTCTCTGATTAGTTCCTTAATTAGTCCTCTTATAACCTCCGACTGGCTTGGTACACGCCCCAAAGCCCTCTTTAGCCTAATGTATATCGCTGACTCCTTTCAATATATGCGATATTATATCTACAGTCCAACCGTTGCCACATTGCTTATATCGTTGAGTATTGAAGCAACCTTCTGTATAGTTATCGTCTAGTGTCTGCAGTCTTTCGCATTCAATAGGTGTTAGTTTTCTAACAAAGTTTTCTTTATCAAGATATAACCCAGTCTTAGCACCCCAACCTCCACCAAGAGCATTTAGAGAAACACTTTTACCTTCCGTTGAATAAACCCTATCTCCCTGTCCACCGTTTTTAAGTTGCCCTATTCTATTCGGTTTAAATATGCTTATACCCTGCTTAGAGGTTCGGCTGTTAGTGCAACCAAGTGTCCCAATTTTATCCTTGAACACCCTTTGGTTAAATTGATTACCAACCACATAGTCCTCAAGATTTACATCATCTTCGATTATATCCTTTAACACGATTCCTTTGTCTTTTGGTTGTTCAAAAGGTATGTTAGTCCAATAAATCCTTTTTCTCTGTTGTGCTGATACAAGTGCAGAGTTTACAACCACACCTTCAACCCCAATAATCTCATCTAATATCTTTTTGTCGGACTTCTTCATACTAGCAACATTCTCAAATAAGAAATACTTAGGCTTAACCTCTTTGAAGATTCTCATCATATCAAAGAATAGATTACCCCTATCATCATCAAAGCCTTTTCTTTTACCTGCTATGCTGAAACTTTGGCAAGGGAATCCTGCGAACATTATATCTATGTCCTTTGGTATCTCGCAGGTCTTAACATCTCCAAGCCTAATAATATCTGGGTAGTTTTTCTCTGACACTTGGATTGCATACTTATCAACCTCACTAGCATAATACTTATCTACTTTAATTCCTGCTCGTTCAAGAGCCACCATTCCACAACTAACACCGTCAAAAAGTGATAAAACCCTAATTCCCATAATTTACTCTCCTTTATAAGTCAAAGTATAAAGATTTTATCAGGATAAGTCAAGGAAATTAAAAACTTTCTTTTTTTACGGTGCTGAAACCCACTGTCAGACTAGATAATAAATAAAAATAACTTGCTTTTCTTGTTTAGCTTCTTTATACTTCTATTTAGGCAATCAAGCCTTTGAAAGGACTAATTATGAAAAACACAGTAAGAATAATAATCGCACTAACTTTAGTGGTTATCGCATACAACTCAATCTGGCAAAGAAAGTCAACATTTAAAATTGAGCAATATGTCAAGAGCATAGAAGAGAGCTTGGACTATCTATCAACAGATACTCTAATTATGGAC